AGCAGCATCATCCGGTGAGGATCCTCCGCTTTTCATGCTTTCGAATGATCTGGTATGTAAATGCTTCGTGATTGCCGTAAGGCAATTCTGATAGTCTCGAATAGTGGAGTCTTCATTGAGACTCCCTATCATGTTTTCAATATCCCATAATGTCATTGGCATAGTATTCTCCTGTACTTTGGTATTTTGTGGACTCCGCTCTGTCAGCTTTTTCCCAAAGTCAGGGAAGGTGCTACGGGGTCAAAACAACGTGATTTGCCGTTTTCACGGTCTTTACTTAATTACCCGTCTTTTCCCGTGGGTTTTTCGATCCGGGGAGGATCCCCACAACGAGAATATTTCAATAATTAATATAACATTAATTCTCTTAAATGTCTATAAAATAAAGATTTATGTTAATAACTGTGTCATTTAATAAAACGTCCTTTTGCATCCCTAATTTTTGGTTTATATATTCTGAATGAATATCCACGCCTCCCAGGGATAAAAGAATCTTCAAGTTCTCTTTTTTTTAATTCATTTTTGATATTTTCTATTCCTCTCTTTTTCCATTCATTTAGACGTTTATTCATAGCATTTTTTATAGCTATAGCAAAATCAGGGAATTTGCGTTTCCATCTCCATCCAGTAGAACGATCAATTCCTATGAGCTCACAAGATTGGTTGAATGAATACCAATCTAGAATATAACTACATATTTCATTCTGAATCTCTTCTGTATATTTTGTAAGTCTGCTCATAGGTACTAAATGCTACTTTTTTGTTGCAAAACTTCTATACATATCAATCTGATTTGCCAATTTAAGAAACTCATCATCATTCATTGTGAAACCTTCCTGCAAAGCAATACCCGGGCATACAGGTAGTTTATAATTTGCATTTAAGAAAAAGCCTAAGGGCAGCCAGTTTTCAAAAGTTTTATCGGATATTGAACATTTCCGAGGACCACAAATTGTATTGAACATAAGATAGATCTTATGAGATTTACTCATTTCAAAGCCCCTGATTTGTCAATTTTACGTTGTTTAGTGACGTAAGTAATTAATATTTACGCGTAAGTGACGTAAGTGACGCTGTTTCTGGTTTTTTTGCATGTATCTTCCTCGCGAGAGACTTTATAGAAAGTACGTCACTTGCGTCACTTGTGTCACTCTAATATACCTATTCCTATCCAATATCGTTTACCGCCAGTGCCTCTATATTGATCAAATCCTCTTTCTGTCATACGAAAATGGATTGACCGCTTACTTTCAGGCTTTTCTCCGTTCCTTTCACACCATTGCAAATATTCATTGAAAAATTGAGCTACTGAAACCTGTGTATTTTTATCTATGATACATCGGTCCTCGAGGAAACCAGCCAGGACGTCCATTTCAGAACGATATTTCTCTGTTGCCTGTATTACCTCATCCGGGGCCTGCAGGCCTTCTTCCTGCCATTTCAAACAACCCTCTACTGCCCATTTCAATATACCTGGGAGCTCGCATTTCAGCTTGTCAAGTAGTGTTTTATCCTGCTCCTCATCGGGGATCCTCACGGTCCAGGGTATTAGCCGAACCCGACGCCAGATCGCATAATCTGTGCCCCTTATGACAGGTTTATGATTCGCGGCCAGCCAGATCTTGAATTCTGGATGAAATTCGAAGAACTCGCGATAAAGGAATCTCGCGGAAACCGTGTCCTGTCCGGTTAATTGTTTTACAAGGACCTCAGCAAAGCGCCTTCCGTCCTCTACTTCTATAGTCGCACAAAAGCGCTTCCCCCGAAGAGCTGCTATCTCATTCGGAACGCTGTCATTGTATTTCATAAGAATAACCTCGGGCCTGGCCTGGTGTCCGTAATCACCCGTTACTGCTTTGATCGTTTCGATAAATGTCGATTTCCCATTACATCCGTTTCCGTGCAGAAAAAAGAAGCACTGTTCTCTACAATCACCGGTGAGGGAATATCCTACAGCTCGCTGTAGAAAAGTAATAAGCCGTTCATTTCCACCCATTACATAGTTAAGAAAATCGATCCAAATAGGACACTGTGGGGGATCCTTAGGAACATATTTAATAGGCGTGATTTTTGTAATAAGATCATATTCGCTGTGATCCCTGAGCTCTCCACTTCGTAGATCGATAGTGCCATTCGATACATTCAATAAGAATGGATCGCGGTCAAAACGATCGGGAGTAATGGGTATAAAGCTCTCTGATTCTGCAAGTGATACCATTGCCTCTATTTTATGCCGACTTTCTGATCTCAGGGCATGAGCAGCAAGGGCCTTGCGTTCTCCATTGTCGATTTCTTCACCAGCGAGAGTATAAAGATGACGAATTGTATCGCGCGCATATTGATAAATCTTTCCCGTTGTGTCAGGGGCCCACCGTTTACCATCCCATAATATCCACTTCCCCCAATTGTGCACAAAATGAAGCTTTGAGCCCCATTTTCGGACAAGCATTTCACAATTCCAGAGATCAGTAGGCCGAATATGTTCTTGTTCTTGTTTTATATCTTCAGCGAGCTCACTCTCAAACTTATAGACATCATCATCCGTCATTTCCCCTCCTCAAAGTACGTGATTTAAGGATTTCACGGGCTTAAACGCAAAAAAAGGAGATCCCGGCCATATAACCGAAAACTCCTTATGGTTTCTAAAATATTTGAAAAGTAATGAACTTTGTGATATTGTTATGCTTAGCAAACCTTTATCCTACTGGCGCCCTGGATCCCTGTAAAGACCAGGGCGCTCTTTTTTACGTTCCTTTCTTAAAAAATCTACTGGTTTTATATCCTGCTTTAAAAAAACTGCGAATTATAGTATTGACTGTTTCCTCAAAGGGTTTTCCTGTGGTCCTGGAGAGCTCCTCAATGCGCATAACATTATCTTGATCAAGTTTAACTGTTTTTTCAGATTCAGCTTGATCCATCTTCTCCACCTCCGTCATATAATTTATGGAGAGCCTCTTTCATTTTTTGTACATTTTTTAATCTTGAATCATCGGGCAGCTCATCCATAATGACATTTATTAAATGCCGTTGAGCATCAATTTTTCTTAATAATTCATTATTCGTTTCCACGAGTTTATTATTCATGTTCTGTACTTTTACGAGAAGATCTCTCATTTCTTCAAATTGCGAATAGGATCTAATCATATGTCTAAGCATTTCTCCTGTCTCCATTTTATTAGATATACATAGATGCTCAAACTCTTCTCGGAGATCATCACTTACCCGAGCTGATAAGAAAGATTTTTTTGTTTGTATCATAGCCGGTGCCTCCCTATTAATTGAGTAAAGTTATTATATGATAACAAAATAGTCAACAAAAATCGAAAGTTTTTTAACCTCGTAAAAAAGTTCAATCACGTAGTTTAATGACGTCGTTTGATGAATTCCTTTATTGCCATACGTACACCTGCAGAAAAGGATATCCCGATATCCCGGCAATATTCAAGGAATTGACGGTATTCGTTTTCATCAAGACGAATGTGATATTTCTTTTTCGTGGTGCGTCTGTGGGTTGTTTGTGGATCAATTGTGGGTCGATCGTGGTGCGTCTGTGGGGCGCTTTTCACTCCGAGGAGCTCATTCATATAACCATTCTGGTCCTTACGCTTTCCCATTGTCCAACACCTTTACGATCGCTGCATAATCGGCAGCTCCATAACAGTTAGGATCATATTCAAATATTGTCTTTCCGGTCCTCACACATTCAGACAATCGAACATTATATCGTATCACGGGTAAAAGCAGATCTCCGAAATGTTGTTCAAGATCCCGGTGAATCTCCTCGCTTTTTTTTACTCTCCGGTCATAGAATGTCGGGAGGATCCAGGAGAGCCGGACCTGGTAATACTTCCCCACATTTTCCAATCTTTTGATGAAATCTACAAAGCCAGCGATTGTCAAGGCCTCCAGGGATATCGGGGCCAGGATCCGCCCGGCATATACCAAAGCGTTAATTACGAGCTCATCCCAGCTCGGAGCCGTATCGATTATCACATAATCATATCCACCGGTAGGAAGGACCTCAGAAAGTACCCTCTCAGGGGCCATATCGCGCCGAGAAATTAATCTTTTCAGAGATATGGTATTTTCCCCAGATGATAGCAGAAAAAGCCGTTCCCGGGCCTCTATAAGCGTGTTTTCTCCATTCTCCACCAATTTATAAAGCCCGTCAATATTTTCAACGCCGAGGGCCCGGGCACAATGCCCTTGGACATCGGTATCGATAAGCAGGACCTGGTTTCCTCTCAGTGCCAATCCATGAGCCAGAGAAACGGCAGTAGTGGTTTTCCCGACTCCTCCTTTAGATTGCGCTATAACTATTTTTTGCATTTTCTAAAGCACGTGATTTACGTGTTTTACGTTGTTATTAGAGATTGAAGATCATCGTATTTATAGTAACATTTCCGGTTGATAAATCGATATTAACTTCAAACTTTATATGATTTACATGAGTAGGGCTATATTTTTCGGCAAGTATAAGGACCTGCTTTTTTAATTCTTGTATTAACGGATCCTGAGGATCCTCAGCCTTTACATATCTTTCCCTTGAATGCAAAGACCTCTCCTATTAGATTCTTATGACAGAGCTCACCATCCCCGTCATGGTATTGTTTGAAAATCTTTTCTTCAAGCCAATAAGGGCTTATTCCATCTATTTTGGGATAAGTTTTCTCACCGTAAAATTGCTCTAAGAGTTCATTAAGCCCTCTGAGAATGTTTCGCAAAAAATCGAGCTCGTGTTTGGTAAACGATACCTGAAACTCCGTTTGTGGTATCTCTGCGCGATAAGCTGCAGGTCGCGTGAAAAGATAATCCTTCAAAATATATAAGACCTGTTCGCTCAATGACCGATCGCATTTACTAGCTGCTTTTTTAATCTGATCCTTGATACTATCAGGAATATTAATATAAACATGTGCCATTGCAAAGCCCCCTTTTGTGCGACGTCGCACATAACAAGATAATTTCAAACACCGTGATTTGCGACTTTTACGTTGTTTGACCTTCTAAGAATCGCTTCATATTCTCCTCAGAAACATACCATTTCCCACCGACCTTTTGGCCCTGTAGCTTTCTGGTCAGCAAGTATTTTACAACGGTCCTTTCTGTAACACTGAGCATTTTCGCGATCTCTTTTACATCATACATTTTCAAGCCTAGGATTTCTCTTGGCATAGTTTAACCCCCAAGTATTCTATAATTTTTTCACTGAATCGGCTTTTCAGCTTTCGTTGATCGTGTAGGTATCTCCTGGTTGTGTCCGAACTCGCATGTCTTAAATTGATTTGAGCCTCGTAGATGTCCCCTCCGTTGTCTACCCAAACAGTAGCAGTAGTATGTCTGAGACTATGTCCACTAAGTCGAGGGCTAATTTCTCCTATAGCTTTCAGGTGTCGTTTTATTAATCTTGAAATAGAATCGGGGCTCATTCTCTCACCCTTATTGAACCGGCTTTCAGAAACGAATAGAGGATCGTTAAGTTTTACTTTTCTGTTCTTTAAATAGAGAGTGATTAATTGTACAGTATCCTCAGCAAGGGTAACAAAATCATCCTTTGCATTTCGTTTTTTCCCTCGGACATAAAGAACCTTCTGATCTTTTATTATACTGATATCTTCTACGTTTGCCCTGGATACCTCACAACATCTTATACCGGTGCTGATCATTAAATGCAGAATTGCGCGATCCCTAAGGCTTTTTGCTGTAATGATGATTTTCTGTACTGCATTAGTAGTAAGAGCATCTTTACAGGATCCGCCTCCTGTTTTCAAACCTTTAATTTTTCGCATAGGATCCCTTTTGATTAATTCTTCATCATAGAGCCATTCAAAAAATCCTTTAACTGCAGTAAGGGCCAGATTTACGGTATAAGCACTATATTCTTCGCGATCCACTTTATCGGCGAGTTCATTTCTCCACCGCAATAAATCTGCTTTCTGTGGATTAAATCCACCCGTTTCAAGCCAGGAGGGATATTCTCTTTCTACCCATTGAAAGAATCTTTTCAGGTGTCCCCTGTAATGTGGCTTCGCGGTCCTCACGTCCTTTTGTGCAAGGTAGGCCTCTATGAGATCCTCCCAGGATCCTTTTTTTATCAAAGCCTTTTCCATGACAACCTCCTTTTGTCATATTGATATAGATTTTACACTTTTTCCGTTCCGTTGTCAACACTTTTTTTCATAGTTTTAAGTAAACTACGTGAAAATCACCAATCACGGGGTTAAAAAGGGGGTATAAAACTATGGGTAAGGGTAAAAACGTTGCTCTCCGTGAAGATATGAAGGCCTTTTTCGGATAGTCTGTGATATTGAATAAAACAAGGGCCCTCCTCCGACTAGAGGGCCCTTTTTCCGGTAGAGGTAAAGCTCAAAACCTGCCTATGCCTGAAATAGATGTTAAGGAGCTAAAGATATTAACTAGCTGCCGTTTTCAAAGTTACAAACGCATCTTCTCTGCCAGCAATGAAGGCAGCTCGGGCCCTCATTCTGTAGAAAACCTGATCATAGTCAATGTTTCGGACAGTTTCACCATATCGTCTGAATTCAAATCCTACCCTGGTTCCCATGAGATAGTTTTTCAGATCCCCATAGATGATAAAAGCAGTATCTGCAGAATCATCACTTGCAGCTGGCATCTTTTCACTAATGATATAAGGCTTTCCAAGGAGAGAAGCCGGTTCCCCGCCGATCGCTGGCTGTATGATGTAATCCCCGTTATCATCTTTCAGCCGTCTAAGTTTATTAAAAACATATCGGCTGAAAATGTATGCAGCTCGCACATGCGCTGATTCATAAGTCAAAGCATCCTGCATATCATAGAGATCATCAATTGAGAGATCTCCAAACCCTGTTCTTCCGGCTCCCATTTGTACAACGTTAGTTATGACAGCATGTAAGAGCCCAATAAACGGATCGCTGTTTGCTGCTAAAACCTGATAGTCTATTTCCTGGCCCCACGCCTCTGAAAACTTATCCAGAAAGTATTTAGCCAGGGAAATCGCGCTGTCCTCCTCAAGTTCGTCGGTCACTGTAAGCCAAGCAGCAGCCGTTTTACATTCCAAGTCCACATAGCCGAATGTTGGATTTGTCTCTGTTTTCGCTGTGCTCTCGTCTGTCGGCCATTCTATAGAGACAGCTGTAGCACTTTTCGGAAACCGGATTTTTCTGACTGCCATATCAATCGGATTGACCTTTCCCATGCAAACAGAAGCCTGTAGCGCAAGATCCAGGACCGTTCTTGCTACTGTTTCAGGAACAAGATAGCTTCCGGTTGTAGCGTCTCCTCGGAGTACGGTCCCCAGGGCTGCCTTTTCTGATCCTTCTCCGAAAGGTTTTCCTCTGATAGTCCAGTCTGTCTGTTTCCATCCTTCTTCTCTCGATTCTGAAGCAGGGAAACAGCCGAGATTGTTCAAGTTCCCAAAATCCCCATGCTTTATGGCCTTTATCATGCTGGCCATTGCAGGAGCAGCATCATCCGGTGAGGATCCTCCGCTTTTCATGCTTTCGAATGATCTGGTATGTAAATGCTTCGTGATTGCCGTAAGGCAATTCTGATAGTCTCGAATAGTGGAGTCTTCATTGAGACTCCCTATCATGTTTTCAAT